CCTCGGCGTAAGGAGATCCCTTCTGAGCCTTCCATTGCCAGATCATTCCAAGCTTGAGCAGGCGATCGCCCAACAGAAAGCTGTCGTTATCAGTCAAGAAGCTGTCGTTGGCGCCGCCGCTCGCGAGCGAAACACAGTTTTTATCCATGTAGGCAAACGTCGCAGTCACGCCGGCAGGCATCGGCGGATGAATGTGCATCTGATTGCCATAGATCGTCCACTCGCCGTGGCTGTCGAAATAACCGCGCATGCGGCGGTGCATCCAATCATTCAGATCTGGATAGAACCGCATGGGGTATTGCGTGGTGATCGATCGCCACACCTGCGCGGTGAGCAGCATGCGTTTAAAGTTTTGCGGAAGATCGAAATCTATTTTGACGCCATCGCCGGTGTAAGTCTGCACCGCCTTGAGCGTCTGCCATTCGCGGCTGTCGTAGGCGATGCGCTGTGCCATCTCGTTGGCGAGCGAAAGCATCTCCGCCATTGTGCGGTTGCTAGTGATTGCAGAAAACACGGATGTCGGGATTGCCGCCCCGACACTCGTGCAAACATCCCTAACAACCGTCAACAATGACATTCGTCATGCGGCTTTCTGCTGGGCCTCTGTTGCCATCCGCACCAGCGTTTTCCGGTTCAGCGAGCCGTGCGGCGCGTGTCCGGTGTTGGTCGCAATGAAATCACGCAGTTGATCGAGCGACATATCATCGAATTGATTATCGGCTTTTTGCCCGCTCGCTAGTGCGCGCTTTAGATCTTCCTCGATGATTGCATTGCGCGCCTTGAGTGCTTCCAGGTCGGCCGCCATCTGCAGGTTTGGCGCGTTGGACTTACTCTCTGCGATGTACTCTTGCGCCTTGTTCTTCAGTTCGCGCCCGCCATGGCCCAGGTTCTTCAGCTCCTGGCCGTCAACGACCGCAAGCGCCTCAAGCGTGTAGATATTGAGGGCGCGCAATTCCGCTCGACGCGCCTCTGTAAGAAAAGGAACGTGCGCAAGTGGCGTACCGGATTTGGTTTGCGCCGCCTGCGACTTGAACTGTTGGTACTGGCGAGAAAAGCGTTCGGCATAGGTCACAGCCGTCTGCTCGCCGGTGGTGAAATCTTCCGCCCAATGTGAGAACGCCGTGGCTGGAAACACCGCCACGTTGCGTGATCCAGGGAAGCGGATCTCAACGACCTCGATGTCATCAAAGATCGGCCGACCCTCTTTCAAGCTTTTAACCTCGTTCTTTTTCGCCAGGTTCTTGAACAGTGCAACAGCAGCAGCATCAGGATCTCTTGTAGGCATCGAGTTTCTCCGTCTGAGGGAGTGGGTTGACTGACGCCGCCGCGGGAGGGAGCAAGGGACACCCTTTGGGCGGCGGCGCCAGCAGTCGCGACATCTTACGCAGCAGGATTGCTGTCGTAGAACCGCCAGTTAAACATCGGATTGGTCTGGGTGAGTTCACCCATCCATCCGATGAACTGGGCAACGGCGTCCTTGTCGATCGGCATTTGACCATCGCCGTCGAACAGGTTGTCGAAGTTTCTGTTCGGGTGATACCGCATGCGGAAGCTGTCGGTATTTAGACCAAACGTGGTGTTTGCCGGCATGTTGGATCCGATGCCGCCATCGAGGACGATCTCGGCCCGCTTGCCGCCACCGATGTACTCGATCGCGCTGAAGCCAAGCTGGCCCAACGAGGTCGAGTTTGTCTGTCGCTGGATGGCGATCGTCGCCGCATCGTAAGCCGCATAATGCTCGGGGCTCATGATCAGCAGGTCGGCGTAGTCCTTGCCGCGAGACTGCTTGGTCATGATGTAGTTGAGGTACGGTCGGATCGTGGTCGCGCTGACCTGGGTACCGATTGCCGCCACCATCGACTGAGCATCATAGGTCTTGGTCTGCCAGATCACCGCAAGGTTGCGATCGATGCCGCCGTAGGTGCCGCTGGTGTTGACGATCGGCACGGCGGTCGCCAGCCCAGTGATCTGCTTGCCGCCGTTGGCGGTGCCATCACCATAGATGCCGGCATCCATCGTATCCTCGAGGGCGCGTTCGGCAGCCGCGATATAGCTGTCGTACACGTCCATGAGCTGTGAGCTGCCTTCGTTGTTCAAGATCTCCTGCATGGACAGGATGACCGGAACGACAACCATTTTCGGATCAAAATAGGCGTCGTTGAACAGATCGAGTGCGGGGTTGAGCAGCTGATCATAGCCGCTGTACCACTGGGCGACTTGCTTGGAGATCTGCAGCGTCTGGCGAATGCGCGGACCTGAGTAGGTATGCCACAAGCCCTTACGCCGCATTACTGCAAGCATTGCGTTGTTGTTGGAGACGAGGTCTTGGTAACCGTCAGACCGGTCCTCCAGAGCCATAGAAAGGATCTGCTGATAAGCAGCATTAGCGTTGATGTTTGGCATTCGCCAACCTCAGATTAGACGCCGCCATTCACACGCTGGATTGCGCGCTGAATAGCTTCGCGTCGGCCAACGGGTTTATCGCTCCTGCGGCGCTGCCCGTCTGAGGGGCCGGTATCTGGAGCGCCACGGATCGACTTATCGGGTCGGGTCTGAGCCGGCGGGTTGCGGGTCTGAGCCGCGCGGGTTGTCGGAGGTCGAAGGCGGGCGGCACGTTGGTAGGCCTCTTCAAGGCTGAAACCAAAGTGCAGCTCCTGTTCGATTAGATCTCCTAATTCATCAAAACCAGGATGGCTGTCAGCGAACTGATCAACCTGCGACCTGGTGTGATTGAACTGCAGGCCAGTATGCAGCTGTTGTATGGTGGATTTCAAGTCTTCCACCTCGCGGTGGAGGGAACCGATCTGGCTCTGGGCCGCCTGCTGACTGTTCTGCTGCTGGATGATCTTATGCTGCTCGGGGCTCTGGTTGAGGATGTGATACGCAACATCCCGTAGTCCAAGCTTGCGGCCGTCTGACGTATGTAGGTTGAGATTGTTGACGATTACGTCGAGGCCACCGACCAGGTCGGTGCGCAGCTTCTGCTCCATCGAGACGTAATTGTTGAGCGCCTTGTCGAGAGTGGTACCATGCTGGGTAGCCATCTCGTGGAAATGGCGTATCGTATTCATCGTCTCGTGATCGCCCTTGAGCTTGCCGTATGCCCCGTCAAACTCCTTCGCCATCCGGTAGACCTCGCCGCGCACACTTTCGGGCGCGGCTGACCACTCTGCTTTGGCGTGGTCGGCCCAACGCCCTGGCGGCTCTCTATAGGGCGCGGTTTCGGGAAGAGGTGGCGAAGGCTTTCGCGCAGTCTGCTGCGGCTGCTGACCTGCAGCAGGATCGGCTTGCGTCGATGCGGTATCTGCAGGCGTCTTTGCAAAACGCCCGCCCTCGCGATAGCGATCTTGTGGCGGCTTACGCAAATCAAGCCCAGGCTCAGTGGCCTTCTCAGCCCTTTCAGCCTTCGCCGCCTTCTGATCTGCTTTGCGCGGTGCTGGGGTTCGCTCCTTTTCGGGGGTATTTGCCCGTTCAAACGCTTTGCGAATACTTTCGCGACGGGTTTCCGGCCGACCATGACCACGATCCAGACCGTCTACCGGCTTTTCCGGCGCCTGATCTCCAACCGGCTGAGGGTTCGCCACGGGGTTCTGATTGATCGGTACCTCGTTAGCGGGAGCTGATGGCGCAGAGGGTGGCGCCGGCGGCGCGATGTTTACGTCTGACATAGCAAACCTCGAATTTGATCTAGGTCAAATGCCTGGATCGGTGACCAGCCCTATATCTTTCGAGCGCCTTCTTCAGCGACTGACGCCGTTTTTCTTTTTCTTGCCGGCTGTCAGTTGCTCTTTTTTTCTCTGGAAATTTTTCGTTGCCAACCTCGATGAGGCCAAGCGAACGGCCAACAGCTCGAAAGGCAGCCTTAGACGTATAAAAGCGGCCGTCGACTTGCTCTGTTGGCTCCATGATATCAGAGATAACGTAAGGCCGCGGCAAGCTAGACACGGCCGGTGCGATGCTGACCTTGTCTACAATCCAGCGACCAGGCTCTATCTCAATAAGCTTCGGCACGTTACCTGCGTTTTTTAGATTTTTTCTTACCCTTGATTTTAGCTTTCGATCGGGGCTTTGCCTTCGCCGCCTTCTTAGCCTTTTTCTTCTTCTTCGTCTTTTTCCTTTTTTTCGCAGGCAGCGCGGTAACATTTGACCCCGGCGGCTCGTTGATACTCTCTATTGGATCCTGCACCGGCAATGGCACTGGCACCTTTTCTGGATCTCCTTGCATGCATCTCTCCCTTGTTTTTGGTCACCATCTGCCTGGAACGACAAATACCTTGCGACCAAATTCCAGTCTACCTGGTTGTCCAATTATCGGAAGATGAAATTCATCGCCGCGATGAGTTAGTTCGGTGTCGTATCCTGTCAGTCTGAATTGACCGACAGCAGCCGGCATCTTTGGACGCGACCAGTGCAGGTTTGTCGCCTTGCCCGACAACACAAACTGGCTTGGAGCTGCAGCAAAACCGCGCGGCCGGCTCAGTACGATCGGCTGGCCGCTGAAGACAAAGCTCGTCGGGGTGGCGAGAATTGTCTTGTTGGCGTGGGTAATAAGCCCCGTATTGTAGCCAGTGAGGGTGAAGACGCCGGTGTTCGCGACCAGCTTTCTGACCGTCACCTGGACAAGGTTTGCAGCCTTGCCGCTGAGAACGATCGCGCCCGTGGCGGCCGGCAACACCCGACCGATAGCAAGCCTGGTGGCATTGCCGCTTAGGGTGAATGCGCCGACCGTGACCGCCAGCCTGTAGGCCGTTGTCTTTACAAGGTTGACTGCATTGCCGGTGAGCGTGAACGCAGCCGGCGCCGCGATCAGCTGGTAGTGATTGACGAATAGGCCGTAGACCAGGTTGGCTGAGATACCGGTGAGCGTGAACGTCGCCTTCACCGCTGGCATCGTGTGCGCGGCTCGCAGTCCCGTGCTCGTGCCGGCGAGGGTGAATGTGCCCTTCGTCACCGCCAACGTGTGCGCGATGCGTAATCCCGTAGCAGTGCCAGACAGCGTGAAGGCGGCTGTCGCCGCCGTCATCACATGCGCGATGCGTAGTCCGGTTGTCGTGCCGGCCAGCGCAAACGTGCCGGGGGTCACCGACATGCCGTGCGCGTCGATGAACCCTGCAGCTCGACCAGTGAGCACAAACGCCGCCGTGGTGGCCGGCATCGTGTAGTGGTGGATGTAGACCAGGCCCGTAGTTGTGCCGGCGAGAACAAACGCCGCCGGCGCAGCAGTCAGTGTGTAGGGGGATCCGCTGGTCGGAGGTACCGGGACAGGCTTTTCACTGATCTGAGTGCCGTAAATTGCGTACTCGAGATCAGCAGTCTCGTTGATTGCGACTGCGCCAATCGGTGTCGCTATGACGTACTGGACATGCGTTGTTGACTTATAAGTCAACCCGACTGCGACACCGGCGAGCGCAAACGATCCTGGCGCAGCCGGCATGACATAGGCGGCGCCACCTACTGGGGGTTGCCAGCCTTGGATGCCGAATGTCTGTGAGCCGATGCCGTTAAACATGCGGGTACCAGAACGACCAAGGATCTTCTGACCATGCCGTCAATTCTGAAAGCGTGTGAAACTTTCCAGACCACATGCAAGTCGCATAGCGCGTGTCGTTGCCGCTGGCGTTGAACTGCTCGGTGTTGAGCGTGTAGAATTTTTGAGTAGCAAGTTTGTGGATGCTGAATGAGGCGGCGCTGCCTGACCCTGCTTGCAGCGTTCCATCTTGCAAGTCACGCACAACCCAATTGGTTTTACTTCCCGCGCTTCCGCCATTGTCGCTGTCCAAAGCAACCGCCGCAAAATATGCGCGGCCAGCCTTGAAATAGATCGGCGTTGTTGGGTTCATGCCATACGGCGCAGACGAATTCGGGCAGTTGATAAACATGCCTCCGTCAGGGCCAACAGCGAAAGTAAAGCCACCATCGTTAGAGTTTTGGTTTGACATCAACTCATAAAAACCTGCCCCGTTAGGGTCGAGCGACGAGGCATAGCGAATGATGCAAGCCATCGTTTCTTTGTGATCATCGACGTAAGGCACTGAAGACGTGCCCCCAGCATTAAACCAACACAACCGGCTGTATGGCCCGCAAGCGTAGCAAGGCCCTATAATGCCATCCATAAAATGGCCGATGTTACTTTGATTACTGGCGATGTTGACGCCATGTAGAAGATCAAAAAATCCGTTTTGATTATATCCGCTGCCGGTCGTCTTGCCGTTGCCAAGATAGACGCCGGAAAGCCGCACAAGAGCTGACGCTGCAATATGATTGCTATCGTAACCCGGAGTTACTCCAGTTGGAAACGTAAGACGATTGCGCGTGATAATTCGCGGCACATTACAAACTCTGCATGTTAACTGGAGCTGCCCGCAAGAAATTTGCAGCACTGCCAGCCGTCGTTTGACCGGAATTGTTTTGGCACACAACTTTATATTTCAGAGCTGGAAGCAGCACCAAGCCACTAGCTTTCCACACCGTCCCTGCAGTGATGCTCGCCACCGGCAGAGGGACAATAAAATCAGGTGGCCGTGGCGGCGGTAACGACGCGGTCTGCTCAAAGGTGGTGCCGCCGTCATAGGATTGGGCAAACCATCCGCAAAAGTTTGCTCCAGCAACCAGCGTAGACATCGTGCCCAGCGTCAAAAACAATTCCGCCCACACAGCTTGCGCTGAGTTGCTATTGCTAAACGAACCTGATGACACCGCAAAACCAGTAAGAGTAGCAATCGCATTCAATTCGGTATTGAGCAGCGTGAATGCGGTCGCCGTCAGACCGTTGTTGGTTGTACCTGGGTTCCAGAGGAAATTTGCTGCAGCCATTAGACCAACCCCGCTGCGGTTGCATCGTTGACACTAACAGGACCGCTTAAGCCACCACCGCCTTTAGCAAGCGGTGCAGTCGCCCACGGCACCAATGGTGCATCAAAGCTGTCGGTGTATGGCTTGAGGTTTGTTTGCGTCTTTGAACCGGCAGGAAACGTCGAGAGCCACAGCGCCCGCATACTGCCGTTGGGTGAAAAGTCTATGTGCTCGAGCGCAAGATTGCGCTGGATCGGTTGTTGCTTGGCGGCTTGCAGCGCAGTGTACTCGGCGCGATCTGTGCGATTGTAAATTTCCGTTGCTGGTATGCTCGCCATCGAGCGCGGATCACCAACAACGGTCTGTGCGTTGATCCAATCGCATTTTGATTGCGTGGTGCCGGCTGGTGCTGACGCCCATTTGGTTTTCAGCGCGTCGTAGTACGCCATGGTACCTCCTAACTCAGGATCGCGAGAGGATCGATGTAGAGGCCGGCAGATGCTTTGCCGACTTTCGGATAGATCGAAATAGGGCCAGCAAACTGGATCGTACCAGTAGTCAGCGTCTGTTTGAACCGCCACATGGCGGTGAACACTGCTGTGCCATCAGTAACGGCCACGCCATCCACGGCAGAAGTGTATGGTATGCCGGGTTGGGATGATGCCGTCGTTCCTGCCGTCGTACAAAGAAACAGTCGACCGGGACTTGATGACACTTTGAAGATATCGCCAAGATTATAGGCTGTGCTATTGGCTCGAGCCGTCGCCGCACTATCCCACGCCGATGTCGATGCCGTCAGTGCGCTTCCTGTCGCTATCGGAGAGTTCTTGGTGCCGACAGTGGTGACGCCGATCGGCTGCGATGCGCTCGTGAGCGCCTCGACATCAAACCAGAAATCATCATTGTTTGGCAGCGCAGAGAAATAGCGAGGATCTGCGATGCCTTCGATCGTGACATTCTTTGCCGCACCGGTTGCTGTATTCCATGCGGAGATCGGCGGCAGCTTGAGCGGCAGCATCCAGTTGTTGTTTGCATTCGTGGCTATCTTCCACGAGTACGCGGTGCCTTGCGAAGCGCCGCCAGTTCGCACTACCGTAATCGAGGTAGTTTGATTGCCACCATAATCGTAAAACTCGTTTCGATAGTTAGTGTTTCCGTTGTCGGAATTGACCACCCAAATAAACGTTTCCTGATTTCCAAGCGTCCCCGTCATGTCGAAGCCGGGGCTACTCGGAAGTTTGCAGTCCTTGAAAAAGACATCCCCGCAAGCCGGGGATGTGACTAGTACCAGAGTGCCTCCTGTGTATGCGCTAAAGTCGCAGCCCTCGAAAACAGCAGCCGATCCTGTTCCCATCTGGATGAACGGAACGGGCTGCGTTCCGCTGAAAGAGAACGTGCATCCGATGAATTTTACGCGGCTCGGTGCTCCAATAGAAAGTCCATTGATCAGGCCGTTACTATTGTTGACCGAAAGGAACGTGCAATTACGAAACTCAACGGAAGAATTATTGTTTGTAGTCATGCAATGGCAGCTCGTCCCGGTCGAGGCAATCCCAAACGTGCATTGCTCGAAATACGCGATCTTGCTCGCGTTCGGAGCGAACACACCTTGGTTGTTTGCAGCACTGCCACCCGTTCCGGTGTTGCAATACAAACCGTAGACGTACATGAAGCCAGCGAATTGAACGTTGCCGGTCGTGGTCGTGACGAGCGAGCCAGCTCCATTCACTCCAACTTTCAGATCGGCTCCGGTTGGAGAGGCCTTCGTGTGATCGACGCACAAGATGGAAAGCGGCGCAGCCGCCGTAGCGGTTGTGCAGTTCAGAATGATGTTTGTCGCTACGTTTTCGGAATGATCATCACCGACAAGAAGAATGTCGCCAGCCGCCAGCGGCTTCGCGATCGCTCCCGCAATAGTCAGATAGGCATTCGCCCACGATGAGCCGTTGCCAGCACCGCCAGCTCCGCTCGCGCTGCTGACAAAGTAGCTCGCCATGGTTTAGGTCAACGTCAAGACGCCGTTGGCACCGTCGAAATCAACAGTGAATGTTTCAGTGTCGTTGAGCGTGATGCTCGAGCCGTAGTCGTACGAGCCAACCACCTTGTTCGACGCACTGCTGTTGTAGAGCACCACATATCGGAACGGACCTATTGTGCCACCCGATGCGGTGAACACGCTATCAGCCAGGACCAACTTGAACACGCCGGCGCTCGTTGCCGCACTCGAGGTGGTGAGCGTATTGCCGCCTGCGGTGTAACCAGCTGCAGCCGCCGGCGGCGGGTAGACGCCCGTGCTCCAGATCGTGTCGCTGGCTGGCGTCGGCGCGGTGTTGGTGAGCGCAGCTTTAAACACCGCTGACTGCAGGTTGTGCCCGCCCTTCGATATTTCATCGATGAACAGATTATATTTTGTAAACGCAGCCATCGGTTATCCCCCTCTTTTACTTTTGCGCTTGTGCGTCGATGCAGTCTCTGCACCGGCGGCGGCAAACGTGAAATCAACGACGTTGGACGTGAGGCTGCCGGTCTTGACCACCACCGGCACAACGTCGGCGCCGTGCCAGACATCCATGTCGATGCCGGTGGACAGCGTGCCTTCCTCGGCGTTGAAGGTTGTCGGCTCGTCCTGACCGGCAAAGTTGATGACGCTGGCGCTGGTGAAGCCGGCGCCTTCGATGTCGAGCGTAAAGCTTGGATCGCCAATGGTGCATGCATCAGGCACCAGGGCCGTTATCGCCGGCGGTAGATCTGAGCCGCCACCGCTTTCCGGCGGGATGTTGCTGCCGATCGTTGAACCAGGCGGCTCATTGATGCTGGCGAGACTGCCCTGTCCGGCCAGCGGTGTTTCGCCGTGCGCCTCTGGGGTAAGACCAGGAATATTAAGTTGTTCGGCATGTTCGTCTCGCTTTTCACTCATGTGAAGGTCCAGTTCTGCGGTGCGGTGGTGACGCCATTGCTGGTGACCGTGACGGGCACCGTACCTGACGTCGCCTTCTTCGGCGCGTTGGTGACAGTCACGCTCGTCGCGCTGACGTAGTTGGTCTGATACGGCAGACCGTTGATATTGACCACACTGGCGCGGTTAAAGTTTGTGCCCGTGCATGTCAGCAGCGTTGTGCCGGCGCCAGATGCGCCGCCAGCCGACACGCCTGTCAGCGTTGGCGTTGCCGTCCCCGACAACGTCGAGGCGTGAGACGCATTCGGTCCTGCTGCAAGCGTTGCGGCCGTCTGCACTGGTCCGCTGCCGACCGACACTGTCGGACATTCGGCGCGGCTGCCTGGAGGTGTGTACGACGTCTCGGTGCCGGCACCCTCGTGTGCCACACTCGATGCGGCTGGCACTGCTCCCACGTTGTTGATCGTGGTGCCACTGCCGGTGCCTGGGTAGCTGTTCTCGGTGCCGCCAGATGTTGCGCCAGTGCCTGACGCTAGCGCCGCCGTATTGGCAACAAACGTCGTTAGCGGTCCTGCGCTGCCGTCATCGAAATACGGCGGCGGGTTGCTTTTCGGATATGTGGCGTTCCAGTTGTTAGGATCATTCATCGTGGTCTTGGTGTAGTTCGGCACGTTCGGCGGAGTGGCGCCTGTGCATGCAAAATTGGTCGGCGGTGTCGGGTTCGGTGGCGTGACTGTCAGTGCGTTTTGGGCCATGCGCCCCTCCTCTGGGTTGATCTTTTAGACAAGCTGCTATAGGTTCATAGGTTGTCCAAATGGAGCGTCCTATGGTTAGAAAGATGGCTGAAAACGGCACGTTTTATCACGAACCCCCTTACACGGAGGAGGAGGATCTGGATTTCTACCGGCGCATTTGCGCTGGTCCGGTTAGGATCCTTCACGGCCCACCTCCTGCGAGGAATGACGTGCAGCCGCAAAGAACGCCGCGGCGGCCGCTGGAAGAATAGCACCGGCCTTGAGGGCTGCTTCCATGCGATCGACCCAGCCAGGACCACTGCCAACAATGCGGCGGAAATTCTGGATGTCCTCGCGCGGCGCGCCCCATTCCTTGCTCCAGGTCTGATCGCGCTCTAGCTTTGCCAGGGCGCGTTCAGCAATATACGGGTTATTATTAAAAGCTGTTCGTATTTCTGGCGTCACGTTGAGGTATTCCATCATCTGCCTGGTGGCGGCCTGCGAACCTACACCCTTCTTCATCGCATCGACGTAATCAACAATATCACTATCGACCTTCACACGCTCGGGCTCTCCAAACTTGCCAAACTCGCCAGACCGCACGGCCTTGTCGAAGGCCTTGCCGCCCGTTGGCCTGGGGTAGAAGCTTGTCGACGTAATGCCTTGCCCAGTGTCCGCAACATCAGACAATCCATGCGGCGTACCGGCTTTTTGGATGCCGTACAAATCTCCCATCGCGGCAGGACCACTGCGAGGATAAAACAGAGAATTACTCTCCCCTACCGGACCACCGCGCCAAATCTTATGCCAAGCGCCGGCATTCTGCGCGTCAGTCAAGGCGCGCACCGCTTCACCAGCATTGAGCAGAGCCCGATCGGCTGGCGTCACTGATTTGAAATCAGCGCCCTTGCCTGTGGTGAACGTGCCAAGCGGCCGCGCGACAAAGCCTGGGTTTGTTTCAACTGCCCCGCTGGGCGTCGTATACATCCCCTGCATGTCGATCGTCGGCCGCACCCGCATGTTGACGCCAGTGCCTGGTACGCCAAGGCCAGCATAGATCGCATCGCGGCCGCCAGGAGCCGTAGCCCATGTGCTGGCAGGATCCGCGGCAAACGCCGCGCGCCGATCCGCGCCGGCGGCAAGCGATCCCATCATGTGACCAGTGTCGGCACCAGGCTGCGCCTCGTGCGTGGCAAAGTATGTGTGCCGATCGAAGAAATCCCCGATCGTTCTGTTGGCTCGAGCAAACGCCTCGTCGTAAGTGAGCGCAGGATTACGCGCCATGAAATCGAGCGCCTTCTGCCGCACCCACGGCGCAGCCTGCAGCTGCTCGCCCGTCCAATCCGATCGGCCGCCAAGGTTTGCTTTGTTGGCACGATCGACAGCGAGCGCCGTCTCGTAGTCCATGAATGTGTGCTGCGCCGGCGTCATTGCGTTTTTCTGCGCGCTGCCGCTTGCCTCGGTGTATCCCCAGTTCCTGGCATGACGAAAATCATTCACGCCTGTGGCGCCAGGAGGGTTGACCTGATCCGGATTGACTAGGTTTGCGTATTCGCCCGTCTTGTCACCAAGCTGGTACAGGTTTGGATCCTTGGCCTCGACCGCGGCCAGGTGTGCTTCGTGTTGCGCCGGCCGCGCGGCCTTGACCGGCATGCCGGCGATCGCGGCGTTGTTCTCCTTCAACGCAAAATGCACCTCGCTGCCAGGATCCACGCCCGCGGACCATTGCCCCTCTTGATTGGACATCCATTTGTTTTGCACGGGATCGCCGCCGGTGACCTCGTTCACCGCGGCACGATAGCGATCGTACCAATCACCACCACGCGGATCAGCCTGGACGTATTCGTCAAAGCCCTTTCGCGCCGTAGTCAGATCCCGCTTGCCTTCCCAATCTCGAGGCGAGCCGATGTAATAACCTTCCGACTGCTCGCCAGCCTTGATGAGGTGTGGCTGCTGGCGCGCTTGTGCGATCGCGTCTTTCGTCGACAGGCCGCGAATGCTCGGCACCTCTGTTGAGACATCAGCCGGCGCAGATCTAGGAAGATCCTTCGACCATGCCCCGTAACTGTAAGCCGGCGGCGATTGCCCGAATGGCACCCATTTATCGCCCTGCAGCATTTCCAGATTGTTAGGGCTGATTTTAGCAGTTGAAATAAAATCAGGGTGAAGCGGCCCCCTGTTTCCTTCCGGTTTGAAATCACCCGATTGGATAGTGCGGAAAGTCGGGAATTGCTGCTGTAGCTCTACGTTACCGATATGAGACGGGGCTTCAGTTGCAAAAAAAGTCCCCTTGTTCAGTCCGCCAGACCCTATCCCAGCCAAATTATCGGCGGACGAAACGTGATAGAGATACGGCGCTTGACCACCCTCAATCGGCTCCGGCGGCATGTTGTGACCAATACCGGCCGGCGGGATGTATTCGTCTTGCGCCGCTAGTTCTGACATTCGCGGCCGCGGGCGCATCCTAGCGCCGGCCATGCCCAGAGATCCTTCTGGCGCCATGCCGTAACCAGAGCCAACAATCATCATGCCAAGATCAGCACCTGGCTTGATCATCTGTTCGGTGGTGATCGGATTATCTGGTGTCGACTGATAAGCCTGACCTGGAGCTGCTGCAATTTTCGCGGCGCCGGCAACAATGGGATCCGTATGCCACGGCACACCAGGACCAGACAACGCGGCCCACTGCTCTGGCGTCATGCCATAAGCATCAACCGCGGCCAGGTCGCCCATTGTGTAATCGTCTGGCATCAGAGATCGGCTTGCGTGTTACTCGGGTAGAAATAGTTTTGCATCGTTTGATCGGGTGGCATGGCGCGAGGATCTCCAGGGATCGGGATCTCGGCTTGATCTGTCGGCACGTTGCCCCAGCCACCAGGCTTTGCACCTTGGGTGGTCGGCGGCATTGGCTGCGTGAAATAGCGGCTGAGGCTGTGAAGCGTAGGAGAATTAGAAATAGCGGCAATGTCTGGCATCGGCATTGAAGGGGCCGGCGGCATCGGCGGCCGCGACATCGGCGGCACCTGATCAATCAGACTACCAGTCGGCCGGTAGCGGTCTGTCGCCATCAAGCTTCCTATCGAATGCTGTCTAGATGCCACCGCGCCCTCCTGGTCGGAATGCCTGCTGCGTTGTTCTCAGTTGATGCTGCGCGCGCCGCTGCTCTGCCTGCTCTGCCCGCTCCGATCGCTTGGCGATGTTGTCCTCGATTTGCGTCTGTGCCTTTATCAGCTCGAGATGCATGTCCTGCTGTTTTTCTTTCATGTCAGCCTGGTGGCTCTCGCGGTTTTCGATCAGCTTTTCGTTCTGCACCTGCATCTTTACGTTCTGATCGCCCTGCTTGGACGCTAGCCGCATCTGCTCGAGTTTCTGCGCATTGAACAGATCCATCTTCTTGTGATCGTCCTTTTGCTTCAGCTCTGCAGCCTGCATCGCCTGGTCCTGCTGATCCTTGTCGCGCTGGCGCTTGTCTTTCATCTGCTCGATCTGCAGTGCGGTCTTGGCATTAAGCTGCGCCGGATTGTCCTGCTGTGGATTGTCGGCCTGCTGCTGCATCTGCGCCACCAGGTCATCGATGGCGCCATCGAGCGACCGGCCGGCACGGAAGGGCGCAGTCGCAAACTTGAGCAGCTCACCACAGAACGTCGCCGTCTGCGGCTGCGCTGCAATCATCTGCGATAGCTGTGGCAGCAGTCCACTCAACACACCTATGAACTCGCCGCGGCGTTGTTTCTCGGCGTTTTCGTCGGCCTGGATGGTGCTGTCGGTTTCGATGTCGAGCACGAATGATTTGGTGCGGTTGTCCTTGAGGAAGGCCAGCACCTGCTCGATCGTAGGCTTTTCCTTCAGCTTGATGATGGTGCCGCTGGCCGCCTGCTGCATCTGTTGAAACTGCTGCTGGACCTGCTGTGCCTGCTCGGGGTTGGCTTGCGCCTGCTGCATCACTTGCGGATTGCCAAGCATCTGCAGCGCCTGGTTATGATGCTGCTGCATCTGCTCGACCACCTGCTGGATCTGCCGCTGCACCATCGCCTGCGTTGGCAGCTGCGTCTGGCTCATTTCGATCATGGTCACCGCATCGAATTTCTCGGTGATGATCTCGGCCGTAATCTCAGCCAGGTCGCGCGCCAACCGCACTAGCTCGCCCTGCTTGTCGCGCACTCGCGTGGATCCGTAGTCGGTCTTTAGCTCTTGAGCGCCAAGCGTCTCTTGCGGATCCGTCTGCCCGCGCATGATGTCTGACAGTCCGATGATCTGATAGACGTCATCGATCACCTGCTTGCGCAGTGCCACCAGGGCGGTGATCGTCTGCGCAATCATGTCGATCGGCAGCCAGATGATCACCTCTTTGCTGCCGCCAAATGCAGCCCAGTTGGAGATCGGCACGAGCATCCGCCCTGGTGTCTTCGTCTTGATCGCAGCTTGCACTGCATCGGAGATCTCAGCCCCGCCGGCGGGATAAAATCCTTTCGCCTCGAGCGCATCTGACAAAGCATGGATCCGGCCCGTGAGTAGGTTCACCTCCTCGAGCTGGTCCTTGTACTGCAGCACGTCGGGCACCGGCACCAGCGAGTTACGCTGCACCGTGCCATAGGCCGGCTTTGGACACGGGAAGAAATTGAGCAGATCTAGGTGCGGGTCATCCTCGTCCAGAATGTCTTCGCAGCCTTCAGCAACCCATACCACACGGCGCTCGCCTTTGTGCCAGATCTCCCAGAATTTGGCGCGTTCGCGCTTGTCGGCGCCGCCGACTGCCTTGGTGTCTTTGTCAACCTTGTAGTCCGCTTCCTGGTAGGCATCGCCGCTGCTTTCCTTGAACCGTTTACGCGCCTCGCCCCTGGTCAGGTAGCTGGCGGCCGCAACCCACGTCACCTCGTACCAACTGCGTGAGATCGAATGCAAAAAGTCGCGTCGGTTCTTGTACTCGATGCAGACACGTTCGGTTGAATAGTAGCCGGTCTGGTCCTGCTTGCTTTCATAGCGACACCAGGGAACGCCGCGGCCGATCAATGCGACGTCATCGCGCAGCTGCATCATCACGTCATTGATGCGCGCGAGATCAAAAGCGACCGTCGTACACCGCTCGAGCAATTCCGATGCAGCCTGCGGCACGGGTCGCCGGTCCTTGAACTTGGGCACCACAACGGGGACAGGCGGCTTGGCATAGATCGAAGGCTTGAGCACCTCGCAGTTCGCCCAGAAGATCTGGTATTCCTTGTCGCGCGCCATATCCGCCAGCCGACCCAGGCTCGCATATCGTTTCTCGATGTTGTCGCAGTGGTCGTTCCATGGCTGGAATGCCTTCTCGCTCTCGCTCAACAGATTGAGCCAGGCTTTCGCCTTCTTGGGCTCGATCGCCGGATTGTATTCTTGATCATCATGCCTGATGTCTTCCGCGGCCGGCTTGGTGTCATCAGCGTCAGCCATGCTACGGCTCCATCTCTCTGATCACTGCGATGGCAGCAGACGCTGCATCATCGTATTTACCGTCTTTCACCGGACAGTCCAAGCGACTGCGGTTCGCCGGCCATTGGCAGCACCGGTTACCTTCACACGTTCGCGACATGCAGATCGCTTCTGCAACGGTCCTGAGTACCACGTCTACGATCGATCTCATTCCAGATCCTTGCGGCGCCGGTACACCCTGGCGCCAAGCGCGAACGCCAGGACGTGTGGCGTGAGATTACCCAATGGAACGTGAGCCACCATCCACATCGCGATCGCGCGCAGATGTCTCATAGCCTGATCCCCTTGCGATCGTCTTCCGGCGGCGGAATGTGCCAACCACGTTCGGCCTCATCGGCCGGCGGTGCGCGCTCGACGTAGCGCCACGCCAACGACAGATAGCGGAAAGCTGCTGACGGATGTGCGGTCCAATCATGAACGTCAGTGGCGCGAAATGCTTTGCGCTCATCGTCCCATTCGCGCCGGTATTGCTCGAGTGCAGCGATACCCGTTTCCTCTGTGCGTGGGTGGAAGATGCATAGCGGCAACGTACGGCGCACTGCGTTGAT